ATAGCCTATTGACTTAAAAGCTCCATTCAAATAATCAACAGCAAAATAATCAGGGAATAAATCAATAACATTAACAGCTCCAGTCTGAACTTTTGCACCTCTATTTATTAAAGCATATACTGGTAAATTAGAGCCTGCTGTATTGCTCCAACTACTAATAATTTCTGATTGCCCATAAGTAAAAGTGTTATCTAAATAAGGTATATCTTGAGTAGTTTTAGACTTTAACTTTAAAGCCCAATCCATATTATCCCCAAAGAAAGTAAAGCTGTAATCATTAGCACTTCTACCCTCTCTTTTTATTCTTGTTATCTTTAATCTCCCAGCATCAGAAAAAGTACCATTAATTATAATTCTGCAATCCTTCTCAGCATCAAAGTCTTTATAATTTTTGTGTTGGCTTAAGTATAAATGCTCTAACAAATCATCATTTTCCTTAGTGCTTGGAACTTTAAAAGGCAATGAAAAACTACCTCCATTTGTGTTAATATCAGTTAAATCAAAAATAGAATTAGACAATGATAAAGGAAAGTTCTCAACATCTCCAACATCCAATATTCCTTCTATATTATTGGCACTATCTAATATTTGTATTTGTACACTATCCAAGTTGGTTTATTCTTTGGTTAGATTCAACATAATTAACAGATATCTGATAAATACCTCTTTCACTATCTTCTATAGTAGATGAAACACTTAACACATTTATAGATATAACTTCTCCATCTTTCAAGATTCTAACATCTACGCTTTCATCTATTTCAGCAAGCCACTTAGTAACATCTTTATTATGTGTTTTAGTATAAATAGTGTATGACCTTGTATTAACTTTTTCAATATCTGTTAGACCTCTATCATCACTATTATAACTTAGGTTTAATTTCTTTTTTAAAGATGTAGTTTTAGTTTTGGTTTTTTGCCTTTTTCTACCTCCAAATAAATAAGTGTCAAACTCTCCCCAATGATTTTGCCAAAATAAAGTAGTAGCATTATCACATGAATCAACTATATTATATATTAATGTTTTGGTTTTTGCTGAAGCAAAAGCATCATACAAAGTAATCTTAAATGACTTCGCACTCGAAGTATAGTCGCTTAAATCACATCCAAAAGTTGCACGTTTATTTGTGGGCGTAATAAATGATGAATTGCTATTTGATAGCGCTGTGCCAGTTCCATCTCTACCGCTATAAAGTATTAAGTTAGCTCTTAATGATGTTTCATTTGTTAGTACGCCTATTCTAAATTTCCCTCTTGGGGTTTCTGAGTATTGAGGTCTATTAGTTAGAAAGTTAGATGTAGATGATGAAGCTATATAGTCAGATAAATCTTGTTGGTGTTGATTAACACCGTTAAAAGTGTATATTGTTGAGTTTTGAGCATAATTAGTGCCTGAGCCTCCTTCTGTCCAAGATGTATCAAATGTAGAGCCGTTATCTAAAACCTCAAAAACTCTTAAATAACAATTATTAGCTGAATCTAACCCGTTAAAACCTTGTAAAGATGAAGTAATATCCACAAAATCAGATGTTACATATTTCTTTAATATATCCCCTACTTCAAATCTAAATTGGTCTGTTTCTCCTAATAGTGGGTCTTTATCTATTGTTGTAACTAAAGAACCATTAACATATACATCTGCAATCATTCTTGCTATTGTTCCTAAATCACTTGAACAATCAAAGTAAGTAGGTCTGTATGGTGTGCTTATTGTATCTGGTGTATTATATATTGTTACGCTCATATTCTTATAAATTCGTTATCTATTTGAATACCTATTTGCTTTTCGTATAAATCCCCAACCATTGAAGTAATTACATTGTCTACTCTGTCTAAGGTTTCATCAATGAACTCAGTTCGCTTTCCTTTTGCTCTACTATTCCTTGTCGGAATACCCTCTTTTTTTATTGTTTTTTGGATTGCAAATGCAATACCCAAAGCTTTTTTATTATTAGTTTCAATTCCTTTTTGTTTTATCCATTCTAATAGTGCTTGAATTGGTACTTTCTTTTTCCCCGGTTTACGTCCAGTATTAACAAATAATCCGTAATCATTCATTAATATTTCTAAGGTAAAGCCAATACTTCTAAGGTTTAGTGTATAATCAAGACTACTAATTAAATCCCCAGTTGCTCGGTGCTGTTGTTTAATTAGCTCCTTTCCTAACTCATTTATAATTAGCTGTCCTAAAACTTCTATATCAGAGTTTGTTATCAACCCCTAACACCATTAACACTACCACTCGATAAAACTATTTTTGTAATGTGTTCTCTTCTTGGCGTAATCATATATCCCTTAGTTAGTGTTTTGCCTGTTAAGTTGTGTTCACTCATAACGTCAACATCTCCAGTTTCCTCAAGTTCTGTTACTACTGTGTCTTCTTGGACTATATATAAATAAGCTGGCTCTGTTGAGCTGTTATCTACTAAAAAAGTTCCATTTTCTGCTACTAATTTGCTACTATCATTCATATTTATTAATAATTAAAAGTTCCTGTTGTGCAATCTTCTCTTTTTACAATAAAGTCAACACTATAATTTAATTGAATTACCCTATCGTTGTTTTGCTCATCTATTGCGTTGAAATTAATATCGCCAACAATAAAGCCTTTAGAACCGTTATCTGTTCTTGTTTTTAGCTCTGCAAAATATTTATCTGCTATTGTTAAAAGAGTATCTTGTTTTTCTTGTAGTGTTACGCTTGTTTTTTCAAATTCGTCAAACGTATCCATAAAATAAAATTGACAAGTGTATGTTTGTTCTCTTGGTAGTTGCTCCCTTGTATAAGAATTATTTATTACATTGAAATTCTTATCTATAAGCATGAAAGGATAATCTTTGTCGTTATCCTCCCAATTTATAGCTGATAATTCTTCGTAAGTGTCAGAAGAAATATCAACAAAAGCAGTTGATACTGTTAAACATTCATCAATAACGTCTTTTATTCTTGCCATTTATTACGTATAAATGCAAAGTTACACAACAAAGCTTTGTAATTTGTTATATTGAAAAAATAAAATTTTGTAAAATGATAATAAAAAAACCACCCCATAGGGAGTGGCTTCTTAAAACCTAAAAAACTAAAATGAAATTACAAATATAATAAAATTTATTTAATAAATATCTCTTTCCAAATATCTAATTGCTTTAAATAATGCTCTTTTTGATATAATCTATCTTTATTATTATCTATTCTAAACCCCTCTTTTTTTCTATTAACAAAATCATAAGTAAAATCTCTTAGTAATATATCTTTTATTAATCTTTTTCCAACATCTTCCGTTTTACTTAATTCTCTATCTAAAAAAGGATAACGACCTTCCACCTGCCAATACAATCCTATCTTTTCATTTTCTCTAAAATGATGATTAATTAAAAAGTGTATATCTTGTTTTTTCTTTTCATCATTGGTTAGTGCTGCAATCTTTTTAAATAAACCTCTTGGGTATGCAGTAGTATTATAATAGTCATAGCCCCCAAACAACTCATCAGCACCCAACCCACTTAAAGAAACCCTCCCGCCTAACTTATGTATTTGTTTGTATAAATAATAATTAACAGAAGGAGAATAAAAAGGCTCTTCTAATATTTCTACCATTTTATACAAATCACTTTCTTTATATTTTGGCTCAAACACATTTAGCTTAATACCGTATGTTTCAGCAACTTTATCAGCATACTTATTGCCATACATTGTTATATATTTAACATCTTTTTCAAGTCCTAAATCATATAATGCTTTAACTATTAATGTTGAATCTAAACCACCGCTAACTGGAACAACTATATTTTTAGTCATTCTCTTTAGTATAGCGTTTAAGAATAAACTATAAAACTCGCTGCTTGGCAACATTTCCATAACCTCTAAGTTGTGATTTGTTAAATTCAATTCTTGGTAAGCTTCTTAAATTAGATGATATAAACTTGTTGCCGTCTATCTCATCATAATAAAGAGTGTGTATGTTAAACTCATCAATATAATAATGCAAGTTGTGAGTTTGTTTGTTGTATATTATTATTGCATATTGACCATCTAAATCATCTATTCTACCATCTTTGAAAGCGTTTATTATTGCTTCCCATTCGTTAGAACCAAAATCTTTATAATTATATATTTCTCCATTAAACAACAATGTATATATATCTTGTTGATATGGCAACTCAACATTACATTTAGTTATTTCTAACCTTGTTTGAATGAGTTGAGCAAAATCGTCTTCATAAATCCCTTGAGCATCCCGTCCACGCTCTATCAAAGCCTTTGGTATTTCTTTATAACGGTAGTTACCTAATGTCGCTAAAATTCCACACATTAATATTTATATTTAATGATTTTTAATACACATTTCTAATATTTCTTCTTTTGCTTTTTTTGGGTATCTCTTTTGTAGTCCTATTAAATTCCAACCTACACACTTTGCAGGTACTCCAACCCATTTTTCAAAGTTTGGTATATCTTTTGTAATTACTGCCCCCATTCCAATCATTACACTCTCCCCTATTGTTTTTCTTTGATGAATAGAGCAATTAATTCCAAGTACTGAATAACAACCTATATTAACACAACCACCTAAAGTTACCATAGGAGCAATAGTAACATTATCCCCTAATATACAATCGTGTGCTATATGTGTTTTATCCATTATAAAACAGTCATTTCCTATTTGTGTAAAATCAAACCTTTGAGGACTTTGTATTGATGTAAATTCTCTTATCAAATTGTTGTTGCCTATTACTACCTTACCTTTTATATTATCATCTCCCTTAACTTCTCCAGCCAACCCAATAGTAACGTAAGGATAAATATGGTTGTTATCTCCAATAACTACATTATCTTTAATAATCACACCCTCTTCTATTGTATTGTTCTCACCTATAATAGCGTTAGGAGAAACAAAAGCAAACGGGCTTATATTATTTGACATAACTATATAATTTATTAAACTCAAACTTAGGTAGATATTTAGAAATAACTTCTAATGGTATAAAGTTGCTGTTTTGCCATCTTTGAAACCTTGTCATATTAGTAGTGCTCTTAATATCTAATAACATACAATCGTTATCTTTTAACCATATTGCTTTTTCTGTGTAATCTATTTGTTTCATTTTTTCATCCATTGCACTATCCAACATTCCACTTAACTTAACATCATACCACATTTTCCAATTTAACTTATCTAATAAATTTTTAGACAGTAAACGACCAGCTCCTAATGGGTCGTTTTTTCTATTGTCAATATAACCCCCCCAATATAAAGCTAACTTAGTTGTTGTATCAAAGAAATAACCGTCCATTAAATAAGTGTAGTCAGTTCCTTTTTCTGCTTCATCTAAATACAAATCAAATAGCTTATTGCAAATAATATCATCAGAGCCAACCAATAAACAATAATCATATCCTTTCTCTTTAGCTAATAACGATGCTGCATTCATTTTACGCCCTAATGGCTTGTTATCTATTTCTACATAGTGAATCCATTTTTCTTTACATCTGTTTTGAGATTTTATACCCTCACTACCAGCAGCACATACTTCTACTTCAACATCTACATATTGATTACGCAAACGTCTAACCCCTTGTTTAAACATATCCCATACTTCAGGGCGTTGCCATATTGCAGTTACTATTCCTATTTTCATTTGTGGTTATGTAATTTAAAATCTTTATAAAGTAAGTTACTACTTAATTCTTTATGGTTAATAGGTATTTTACTAAGCACATAATTAAAGCTTAATTGGTCGCGTTTACTTCCTTTTAATATCTCACTCCACCAACAGTTCATAAAAGTACGAATTAAATTATTATCTTTCCTAAATGTTACCCCTGTTTGTATCATTCCATTATTAACTGGATAACCCTCCTCTAAATACCTATACATTTGTTTGGCTATAACTTTTGGATTGTCTTTATCTAATAATATACACGCTTGAGCTTCTTTATAAATACAGTTTCTGCTTGGGTGTTCCAAACTAATAAAATCAAACTCATCATTAATGTATTTATTTAAGTCTGTGTTAATCTGTATTTGACCACCAACTATACAGGCTATGTCAAAATCAATTAATCTATGTACTTGAGTTAATACATAACCACTTTTTTGCTTATTAGTTAAGCTATAATCTTTAAATATCTTTGTTTTCCAATTTTTAGACTTCCTATGTCTGTCAGATATACAAACATATTTCCAACCCTCACTCACAAGAGTTGGCTCTTTCAACTCGTCATAATCTCCAAATATAGGTACTACGCAAACTTTTTTCATATAACATTTATTAAAGTGGCGTTTACACTTGGACAACTTGCTAATAACTCATAATCTAACATAAGCTTAACCTTATTCTTAATATTACCAAATAGCAATATAGGGTAATCTTCTCTGTCAATCTTATCTAAGTAGTTACTTATTTTAGTTCTAATATTACCACCTTTAGCATCTATGAAATCAAAAGGGGTTATTTTTTCATCACTTATTAAAACTACTTTCCTTTCTTTTAAGTAGTCTAAATCCATTAACTTTAATTCATCTACACAAACAAACCTAACATTGTATTTTATTTTTTGATTGTAATTCATTTTCTATTTAGTCTTTCTAAAGCTCTTCTTTGCCTCCTTGACATAACGCCCTTAGCTTTATTAATTTGTTGTCTTGTTTCATTATTAATATTTCTATGTTCGGGAATATAGTCAGTATCTAAATAGTTGCTAAAGTTAGATAGTTTAACATCATGATGAAAGAAACTATCAGGAAAAGGAGTTGTTGTTTCTATCTTATTGTCAAGCACAATCGTTCTAAATGCTATCTTTTCTAATACTTTCCTTCTTATTAATGTTGCTCCGTACCCCGTATGAGACAATGTTTTACCGTTCAAAGTGTCAACATTCAACACCTTAACACCCGTATTAACAAGCTCCTTGCTTTCTTCTGGTGTTATCATTCTTGGAGTCTTTTTAGTATCTGTTGATTGTACACATAAACTCAAATCATTAAACCTTTCTAAGTTCATCCAGTAGGTAAAGTTAGCAACATCACAATCTAAAGATAGCAACCTATCTATACTATCTTGTTCAATAAAAACATCGCTTTCTAATACCATTAAATGAGTGTAGTCATTATTTAAAAAGTATTGCCTCAATATGTTCATACAATCTCTTGTAACGTATGCAAGTGGATTGCCTTTTAATCTTTTTATCTCTTTATAGTCTGCTAATGGTTGAGTATAATGAACTGTTTTAAAGTCATACCTCCTATGTATAGGCTGTGTATTCTCAACTATTAGTACATCATGCCCTTTAGCCTCTAATCTCTTTAATTGAGCCTTAAAATCATTCCAACAATAATCTTTAACCTTGTTTGTTACTACTCCTATTAATACCTTATTCATTAATTAATTTTATTCTTTTTCTTTGGTTTACTTTCTTCTAACTCTAAAGCTTTTATGTCTAGCCTAACTAAAACATTGTGCAAATTTTCCCTACCAACACTTTCATACGGCGTATAACCTTCTTTATTAAATACACCACTCTCAGCCACATTATGCCTAATTGGTATCCAATGGTATTTAGATAGTCTATTCTCTTCTTTTGAAGTTCCTGAAAATATTCCTCTGTATTTTTTAATGATTTTACTTTGGACTGCAAAAAAAAAAACAAGCAATTCCAAACAACATCCATTGTAACACTCTCAAGCTCTTTAGCTCTTTCTCTTACTGTTTCACTATCATACCCCTCAATAACATCATTTCTAAATAGTCTTTTTTTCTTTGGTCTATACATTACAGCAAGCAATAATATTAAATACTCCTCATTACCTGCTCCAAGCTCATTATAACACTTAGTTACAAAATTAGCCTCTGTATATTCCGAGAATGAAGCATTTTTTAATTCTGCTTGGTTTACATCTAACTTATCAATAAAATAATACTTACCTATTTTTTCAACTGGTTTAGGCTCATCAATAGTAGGATAGACAAATAAAAAGCTCATAGAATAAAATAAATCTTCTACACTAATTTCATTAGCTTTAGTATAACGCCTTACTTTTAATAAAGTCTTTTTAGGGATATTAGTAATATAATTAACACAATCAATAAAGTAATTCAACATTAACTCCTCGTTGTCTGATGTTATACCATCATTTAAAAGTATTTCTGTTTTACTTTTATTGTGTTCTGAATGAATGAACTTTTGAAACTTTAAGAAATCTTTGTATTTAACATCACTCCATTGAGTTGGAGATTTATATTTCTTACCTTCAATTATTAAGTTTAACATATAAAATATTGTTATATTGCAATATTACAAAATAATATTTCACTAAACAACAAAAGCGTTTATATTTTTAGCTCTTGTAGTATATTTATCTATTGCCATTACAAGCGTATCAACTTGGTCATCGTGATTACCGTTAGGGAATGATGCACATTCATCTAAAAAAGAGCTAATATACATGCCGTCTAACAAGAATACTCTTTTAGATTCTACAATAGCACTAACGGAACTAACCCTACTAACCTTATCTTGTGTAGGCGGCTTATCTTCAATCACATTTAGCCCTGTTTCTCTTCTTAGTTGCTGCACAATAGACTTACCACTTGCTTTAGGTTCTATAAATACCCTACTTCTATTGCTATATCCATTTGATGCTGTAAATGATTGTATTTTTTTAATAAGTTCTGGAAATTCCAACCTAACAGCTTCTATCTTTTTTATGTAAATATTATTGTTATGATATGTAGCACACATTAAAGCAGTAGCATCGTTATAGGTTTTGTCGGTGTATGCTGTATCTAAAAAGAAATCCCAATATAAATTAATTGGCTTATCATTACTATCTTTAGGCAGCTCATTAATAACAGTAAACCAATCTCTTTTTAATATACCTCCGTCTGCTGGGGCTGGTAATTGCATATATTGACCTGAATACCCATAACTACCCAAACCTATCTTAAAGCTCTCTAAGACATTAAAACTTAATCTTTGAGGAAATAGTAGTTCATCAATATAAAAGCTTTTTAAATCACTTGGAATTACGTTTTCTGACAATTCAGCAGGTAAGCTTATGTGTTCCCAATTATCTTTATCATTTTCTAATATGTTTCCAGTTAGGTCGTTCTCGTGGAGTCTTTGCATAATTACAATAAATACACCCTTATCTGGATTGTTTAACCTACTTCTTAAAGTTTCATTAAAAAATCTATTAGCGTTATCTCTTTCTTTGTCACTTCTTGCTTCTTGTGGGTTTTGAGGGTCGTCTATTATTATTATATCTCCTCCCATACCTGTAACTGTACCGCCAGTAGATGTCGAGTATCTTAAACCACCATTAGGTGTGCTAAACTTTGTTTTTTGCTTTTGGTCTATTGATAGCTCTACATTTGGAAAGTGCTTTTTATACCAATCTGAAAGAATTAACCGCCTTGCTTGTACTGATAAGCCAGTAGATAGTGAAGCTGAATAAGATGAGCTTATAATTTGTAGGCTATCTTTTAAAGCCCAAACCCATGCACTAAGAAAAACATTAACTAATTCACTTTTTAAAGTTCTTGGAGGTACGTTTATTAATAAATGTCTTTGCCTTTCTTCTCCCTTAATTACTCTTAATGCTACTTCTTGAAGTTTATCACATAAATATTTTATGTGCCAATTTTCAACCATTGGCTGACCATTATGTAAAACATTAAAAGCATCTAAAGAAAACTCATAAAATGAACGTCTATAAATCTCAGCTTGAAGTTTCTCCCTCGTCAATCCCTTTAAGAAGTCCTTTGATAGTTTGTTCATCTAATTTGTTTAAGTCTATATTTAAAGGCTGCTCTTCATCTCCTACTATTTCTGTTCTTTGAAGTTTAGGGACGCTATATTCAATTAAAACAGTCCAAGCATCAATAAATTGTTTGCCTTTTAAACTCATTAACTCTTTTAAGAACTTATTTTGATTGTCTGCTAATATAGACTGCAAAAACTCCCTTATTTGTTTATTTTTTTTATTAAAAGAGCCTTTTGGTCTACCAGCTCCTTCTCTTTTTCCTCCTCTTTGTTCAGTCATTCTGATTTTTTTGATTATATATCAAATGCAAAAGTAATAAATTTTATTTAAATCGTTATATTATCTTTTTAACATTTACCTTTTTACCTCTTTTGTAAGTTTCTATAATATTTTTATTTTATAATTTTTATCTCATCTCCATAGCTTACAGCAACTTTAAAACCTCTTTTTTTTAATTCCTCTAATCTGTATTTTTGTATTTCAGACAGCCTACCTTTAGGCATTTTACACTCAATAAAATAAATTTCCTTGTTTTTCAATGCCAATAGGTCGGGGATTCCGTTTTTGTTTGTTTTTATTAGCTTTATCACGTAGTAACCCTCTTTCTCCAGTTTTTGAGTTATTTTTTTTTGGTACTGTTGCTCTTTCATAATATTGTTTAGTGTAATTCTTTTTATTGCTAACTGCTTTATAAACATATTTTTCAATTCCGCAATCACTAAATAACCAATATACATCTGATTGCTTTCTCTCTTTTGTAGTCATTCTATCTCTAAATTGAAAATAAGTAGTTGCTGAAAAGTCTATATTTAAAGCTATTATCATATCAGCTTTATCTAATTTTATTCCCTCTCTACCACTAACAAACTGCAAAGCTATATGTTTATCTGAATTATTAAACTCATTAATATCAGTAGTAATATCTAAGTGTTTTTTAATCAAATCTAATTCAGCTTTAAATTTATAAAAAATTGCCAACTTATAATCATTAAAATTTTCTTTTATAAATATAGCTTTACTTTCATCAATTATAATACTTTCTCCACTCTCCTCCAAAATACAAGTACCACTACTTAACTGATGTATTTTCTGCATTTCCTTAACCATTGTGTCGGCTAATATAACATCATTTTTACCTTTATATATTTTGTCTTTTTTTATTGTGCTTATTATTTTTTTTGTTATAGGCAACATTTCAATATTAACAAAATGCTCATTTATTTCATTTTTAAATCCAGCTTGCTTTTGTGAGTAGGTTAGCAAATCTAATTTATTAATATCATAATGGCAATCTGAATAATCTTTAACGGGATACCCATGTCCAAAATATTGTTCTTTTATATTACAGTTAATTTTAGCCCATTGATAAAAGTTATGCCCTGAAAAAGGAGATTTCTCTCCTAATATGTATAATTGATGAAATATCTGACTATTACTCTCAGGTGTTGGTGTACCACTAAGAAATATAACGGAACTATGTAAGTGAATTAAATCTTTTAATTGCTTTGTTGCTTTACTTGGTTTAGGAAACCCAGCCAATCTATGAGCCTCATCAATTATCCATATATCAACGTGAACATTCATATTTAACTTATGTAGTGCCTCGTAATTAATAACCTCTACATTTATAGACTTACTGTTTAGGGTTATTACATCACTTTCAATTGATGATATTGCTTTTTTCTTGGTTACAAAAACAACTCTTTTTTTAGCACCCCCTAATCTATCAGAAATACCTAAAGCTGTTAGAGTTTTGCCTGTCCTTACCTCCATAGCTAAGTAACACCATTTACGATTCAAACATTGCTTCAATCCTTTTTCAATAATATTTTCTTGGTAATCTCTAAAACGGAAGCCCATCGTCATCATCTTTAAAATCGTCTGTACTAATTAAAAACCACCTCATGCCATTACTTATTCCATCACTATACTCATATCCTTTAAAGTTTGCAAATTTTTGAATCCAAATATTAAACTTCTTTTTTGTTAGCCACTTTTTAAAATCAGTATAATCAGAAGTAAAGTTATCGAAATAAATAGTTTTATCACATCTTACATTTATTTGAAGATTTTCTTTGTCGCTTGCCCATTCGTAAAACTCCATTGATGTTTCAGCTATAAACTTACGAAGTCTAATATTCTTAGCGTTTTGCTCAACTAATCCCTCTTTTAAATATAGTTGTAAGCATTTCAGCATATAGTTATCAAAAGAAATAAAGTCATCATCACTCCAATCATCAAATAATTGCCTACCAAACTCATCATAAGGAGTCTTATCGCCATTATAATATTGAGCAAATTCAAGTTCGTGCCTTCTTCTGTTATGGCTATTGCCTTCTCCTTTTATTGCGTAATTTGTTGATATAACTAATTTTGGACTTTCTTCTACTGTTAATTTTATAGCATCTTTATTTTTTCTTTCTAAAGTTAGCCCTTCTGTTACAATACTAAATTTTGTTTCAAAATTAAAGTTCTTTTTAACATCATCAAAAACAAGTACAGAAGTGTCTTGGCTAACTGTCTGATATGGGAAAGACTTTTTATCATCAAATGTCTTACCATCTAATATTGCAGATTTTCTAATCTGCTTAACCCCTTGAATAAATAATCCCTTACCAGTCCCCCCCTCTGGATTTTCAGATATAACCTCATCATTTAGAATTATAGCCTTATTATTCATTTTATTTTTATATCTACAAATAAGGTAGCCGATAGCACACTCAATAGCCATAGGTTCTTCATTGCTAATATTATTAATAAATTTAGAATATTCATTATCTGTATTTTCAGAGTAAATAAAATCCCTGCCAATTATAGCTGACTTCCAAATATAACCATCTACATCAATAAAATCTATCAAATCAATACTATTCTTAGTAACCTCAACAATGCCATTATTAAAAGCTATATAAGACTTATCTTTACTATCTTTAAGCATCATTAGTTCTATTGTATCAAGCATAGATAAATAGTTGTCATTAAAAAGATTAGGATAATTAACGCATCTTTTCCAAACATCGACCTCTTCATTTT